GTACTCGGAGGTATCCACCGCCAAAGACGTTTCGCTGCGGGTGGCGCCGTCCAGCGTGTTCACTGCGCCGGTCAGTTCTTCTACGGCGTCCGTGCTTTCCTTTGCGCCGCCAAACAGGCCGGAGAACCAGTCCGCTACTGCACCGATCCCGGACGCAAACGTCCCCACCAGGTCACTGACCCAGCCGGCAATGGTTCCCAGCACATCGGCCACAACGGACAGCACCGGAGAAACCGCTTCAAAGACCGGCAGAACCACATCGGACAGGATCGTGCCCAAAGCGTCAAACAGTGTCTCTGCCGACGGCAGCAGCGCCTGCACCAGCGTGGACAGCACATCCACAATCGGGCCGGCCGCCTGCACAACGATGCCAAGGACCTCACTCAGCGGGGGCAGGACATTGGATGCCAGCGACCCCACCAAAGACGCGAATGCCGGCAGAACCGTTGAGATCAGCGGCATAAAGGCGTCTGCCAGAGGGCCAACATTCTGGGCCACCGTGTCCAGCACCATACCCAGCACTGGCAACAGCTGCCCGGATACTTCTTCGATGACCGGCATCAGCGGCTGCATGATGCGGGTGTTGAGTTCTTCAAACGCGCCGGCCAGCGGCGGCAGGACGGTGGAGGACAGGTCTCCAATGATGCTCGCGAGAGGCGGAAGCACAGCACTGGCCAGGCTGCCCAGAATATCCAGGACTGGGCCGACCGCATCCATCAGAGCGCCAAGCGTCTGGGACAAAGCCGGGATCAGGTCTTGGGCAAGCTCAGCCACCACGGGAATCACATCACCCAGACCGCCGGCCAAGGTATCCACAAAAGACAGGAGGATTGGCTCAAGCGTCGGCCATGCGTCGAGCACAACACCGACTGCCTGTTCCAGCACCGGCGTAAACTTTCCGCCGGCGTCCGCCATAAAGTCACCAAAGACACCTTTCAGGGACTTGATGCTGTTGGTCAGGCCGCCGGTCTCATTGATGGCCGCCTGCTGGATGTCGCTGCTCTGTTCCAGGATTGCATTAAAGCGCACCTGCGCGAGCGACGCATCATCCAACGCCTCAATGTTGGTGCCGAGGCCAAGGGCGGCCGCACTGTTTTTCAGGGTCGCATCATCAAGGACGATGCCATACTCTGTCAGTGCCGCTGTGTCCCCGCGGATGGCTGCCTGGATGGCCGCCAGTGCTTCGGCATCGTCCATCTTGAAGGCGTTGCCAAAATCATAGGCCAGCGAGGTTGTCATCTTGGACAATTCCTCACTGGCTTCTGCGGTCAATCCCAGTTCCCGGTACATTCCCTGGTTCTGCACCATGAAGCTCTGAACTTCGGCAGTGCTGCGATGCACGGCATCCGCATAGTTGTCTACCCACTCGGCTGCACCAGCAGAAAATGTACGTTCGAACTTGGCTGCGGTGTTCTCTGCTGCGCCGAACGCTTCTACAGCAGCGGCGCCAAACTCCTTCAGGAGGTCAATGCCCTGCTGGATTGCTTCGAGTCCCAGGAACGTCTGGAGGGCGCCAGAGATTGCCTCCTTGACCTGGCTGCCGGCATCCTCGCCGGCATCGCCCATATCGTCCAGGTCGTTGGCGGCATCATCCGCACCGTCCCCTACGTCATCCTCGGACTCGCGCGCTCTGCGCAAGGCCTTGACCAGGTTGTTGCGGATGAAGTTGACGGGATTTTTGAAAGCATTCGCAATGCCCGTGGCCTTGGTCACGATGTTGGACGCCCAGGTATTGACTTTGCCTTTGGAGAAGTCAAGCGCGCTCGATATGCCGGAACCGAAGCTCTTGGAGATGCTGTTCCCCGCTTCCAGGCTGTCAGCTGTTGCGCCGCGGAAGGCAGCTCCCAGACTGTCCACCTGTTTTGGCAGATTTCGCGTCTTGGAGCCGGCTCTATCCGCACTGTCCCCCACATCCTCCAGACCATCGCTCAAGGCCCGCAGCGCATCGGATGCAGTGCGGGCGTAACTCACAAGCTGGGCAATGTCCTGGCCGGTATCGTTCCACTGGCCGCCCATTTCCCGTGCTTTCTCCCCCGCCGAATCTGCGCCGGCAGAGAGGTTGCCCACTCCTTCGGCAGCCTCGTTGCTGGCCTTGCCAAAGGTCTGGATGGCATCAGATGCAGACTGGCACGCAGACACAGCGCCGGAGCCAAAGCGTTGCGCTCCCATCTCCATTGCGCCAATATGCTCTTCCAGACCCGACACCTGATCGTCAAGGTCCTCAACAGAGCTTGATGCATTGCTGGTATCAAACTCGACGCTGTATTGGAGCTTTCTTGCGTCATCCAATCTCCATCACCTCCCTCCCGGCTGCTTTTTGGGGTGCCATTCATCGATCCACAGGCGTTTTGCCTCCAGGCACTCGCAGTACTCGGCCAGATCCATCTGCTTGAGCTCAGTGTAGGTCACGCCGTTACCGCTCCACACCATGCACCAGAAGCTCTTCTTGGCTATCGCCCGCCTGTGGGCTTCCGCCGGGGAGCTTTCACTCCCTAAGAAACTGCTCGATGGCGGCGATCAGCTTCTCGGCAGTGCGCAGGTCCTCCTTGTTGTCAAAGTAGGACATCCCCTGCGCCTTGACTTCGGGCGGCGATACCACACAGTTACGGAACATGCCGTCCATGTACTTGGTGCTCTTGCGCCGGCCGCCGGTGTTGCCGCACTCATCGTTGAAGTCATAGTACCAGGAGGGAGACACGCTCTGCAGCGTGAACTTCTGCTCCCCGATGGTGATTTCTTTGGTCTTTGCCATATATTTTCTATATCCCCTTTCAGACAGGCTTTTGGGCCGTTCTGGCCATGCCTTGCCGGCCATTACTTATATTCCAGAGACGGGACAAAGATGGTGACCGTCTCGGAGCCAATCTCTTTTGCGCGGGTCAGGTCGGGCGGCCGGGTGATCCGGCAGCGGTCACCGGACACATACACGTTGCTGTCGTCGTTGGCGTCGGCCAGCAGGACGGAGACCTGCTGGCGGCGGAGCGCCAGGTCGCGCAAGGTCGGCAGACTGGACGAGGTGCCGGAAAGCGTTACCGTCATGGTGCCGCTGTCATTGGCATTTTCGTTGTAAGTCACATCTCCCTGAACACCGACGGCGGTTGTTACCATATCCTCGCTGCGGGCGACAGTAATCATGCTGTCGGTGGCAAAACCGGTAATCACACGGCCATTTACGACAAGACTGACCTTCGTGGGGTCATAGGTTGTTACGGCAATATTGCTCGCCATAGGTTATTCCTCCTTTCCTCACGCAGTAGTGGAGTTGAGGGTCACGCGCAGCACGCCGTGCACCTTGACGCCATGCACCGCGCCGTTGAGTTGTGCCTCCCACTCGATATCAGGCATGATACGGTTCCGGGCCTGCTCATCGGTCGCCTCAGAGCGTTTGGGCAGCACCACGTTGTAGATGCCCTTGCCGGTCTCAGGGTCGATTGCGACGATCTTCTTGCGGACGGCCAGATTCAGCGCATCAAACACGCCGGAGCCCACAATGGCAAAGCCGGAGTCCATATACTCGATGCTGGCGTTGGCCAGGAAGATCTCGTACAGATTCTCCCGCATCTGATAGGTGATATAATCGGCCCCCAGCACGTTGTCGATGAAGTTGCCGTCGCCGCAGATGCCGTTCTTCATGTACTCGTGCTTGTACTCCGAGGTCATGAAGTTGACGCGGTTTTCCTCCAGGATGTCTCGCTCGCCCTTGGTCAGGTCGGCCACGGCGATGCCATCGGGCACCTTCCACTTCCAGGTCACATAATCCGGCCAGAAGGGGCCGACACAGCCCACGTTGGCCGCATCAATCCATTCGGTCGTGGGGCTGTCGGTGTAAAAGATGGCCGACCGGCCGTGGGTATTGACGAACTGCTTGTTGGAGGTCTGGCCGAAGTAGAACTTGCGGTGATCCTCGATGCCGGTACCAAGCTGGGCTTCGGTGGGTTCAGTGGTCTCTGCCCACGCGGCCAGAGCCTCCACGCCGTCATCGTCCGTGACATCAGTCAGGACAAAGTAGAAATCATCGTTGATCTCCCGCAGCGCCTCGATGGCGGCGATCAGATTTTCCTCCCGGGTCACATCGGCCTTGCCGATGGTGACGGAGGCAGAGGCGTCGGCCAGTTCCAGGCCCTCGAAGCAGTCAGCATCCTTGTACAGCCCCACATCTTGGGTGTAGCCGGATACCGGCTCCCGGGTGGTGCTGGTGAAGGTGACAGTCGCCCCTTCCACCGATGCCTCGAAAGTCACCTCGTCCTCGGTAAAAGAAAGCCCGGCAAAGAGAGCGGCGAATTCCGTCTCATCTGCCGGGGCACTGGCGCCGGTGGTAACTTCGACAACCACCTTGCCGCCAATTTTGAGGTAATAGGGGGTCTCGGGCTGCAGAGGCTCAGAGGTGGACAGGCCGCCGAAGGTAATGGCGATGGTAGACACCTCGCCGCCCACGTTCTGAGGGTTCTCGATGCCTGCGATACGCACCTTGCGAATCAGCTTGGTGGCCAACGTGTTCGCCTGGTTGAACATCCGGTCAGCCATCTCAGCGACCTTCTTGCCCGGGAATGCTTCCTTAATCAGGTCCAGGTCATTATAGGTCGTCATAGGGGCCGCGCCCTCGGTGGAGAGCAGCAGGATGTCCAGTTCCTCGGCCGGAACCACCTTCGCATCCAGTTCGGTAAAAACCTGAATGTCAGTCATTTCCTCACTCCTTTTTGATAGTCACTTTCTTGATGGAGGGCACATTCAAGGTGTCCTCACGGGTGTAACGGATCTGCACGTCAAAGCCGAACCGCCGGGCCGCTTCGTCTATCACCAGAGTTGTGCGGTCCTGCACCTGACCGACCTCCACAACGGTGATCCCCAGCGCAGAGATATCCATGTAGCCGGTGTGCAAAAACCAGCCCATAGCCTCGTCTGCCAGCTCGTAGGCTTCATCGGCGCCGCTGATAAATGCCCCATCTTCCCCGCGGTTCATCGAACAGCAGGTGAAGGAGAAGGTCGCGGTGGGCATCACACGGCGAACAACGGCGGAATCTTCGCCGTCAGGCAATGTCCTGTAATCGCCCATCGTGTTGTCCGGGATATAGGGGGTCGTAACACTGTAGATTACGAAGGGGAACGGGGCCTCCGGCTGTACCTGGTCGGCAAGTACCACCGGGCACCCCAGATAATTCCAAAGTTTTTCCACCATCGCATTTCGCATCTCGACGAAGGTCATTTGGGATTGCTCTCCCCTTTCTTCTCCACCATGTAGCGTTTGAGCGAGTGGACAGGGCCATGGGTCAGCTCCTGCTTGACCGTATAGACCTGGCCGTCATACCCGTCCCGGAACTGCGCCCCCACGCGGAGGGTGTAGCCGTTGGTATAGACCTTCTGGGCGTTGACGGTATAGGTGCCGCTGTCCGCATACTGAAGATCCTCGTTGTTGAGCGGCATGACGATGCCCTGGAACGGCGTCTCCACCGTCTCGCCGGGCACCCACTGGCCGCCGTTCTCCTTGTCGTATCCCCCGCCTTCGGTGTGCATCTCATACATGGTGTGCAGCAGATGCCGGGGGAGCTTCGGGCCGCGCCAGGTTCTCATGAGCCAGACCCCCACTCAGGATAGAATGTAATACTCTTAAATATCCTTCCTGTTTCATCGTATAGCGGCTGATACGAGTTGCTTGTGCGCTGTGTAATATCAGACTTAGGCGGAGCCAACTGAGTATTGAAGTAGTTTCTTGTCATTTCCAACGCCCAATCTCCAATAAAATTGACTGCTTGTTCGGCTGTCCAGCGCTCAGAAATGATCCCGTCAATGGCTTCCTTGCAACAGTTTTCCAAGTCTTTTTTCCCATTGTCGTAACTAGCGCGAATGAAACTGCGCTCCGGGATAGTTACGCTGTCTACCAGCATATACATCCAGGTATAATCATCCGGGTTGTAGTCAGACGAAGGGGAAAGCCCTTCAGACTTCTTGTTTTTGGCCCTGCGCTTTTTCTTGCGGGCCAGGAAGCTCACGCCAGGGTTGCGACCGGGGATCCAGTCCAGGTCGTTGAACTCGCTTGGGCTTTTCCCCTTGGCTTCCCTGTCAAGTGGAATGGTGAGCTTTTTGTCGTGCGCCCGAATCGTTGCCCCGTACTCATGGACACCTGCTATAGTCAGAATGTCGCTTCCAGCGTCCCCCATAATGCCGACATGAATTTTGCACCCGTGCAGCTTTTCCAGCTCACGCTTGATGCGGGCCATGTCCTCACGGAACGGATCAAACAGTTTTCCCATACTCACCACTTCCTGTACAACGAGATGACGTCCTGCCAGGTCTGACTGAGGTTTTTGTCAAACGTCCAGGAGACATCCGAAATCGAGAAAGCCGACAGACCTGCGGCGTCGTTCTCGATGAGCGCCCACTGCTGGGCAATCATGTTCCAGATCAACGCTTCAAGGTCCGCCGGCAGCGTGCAGGGGTCATCCTCTGTGGCGTCCTTGGGCAGCACATAGCCCGCCGTATAGTTCACGGTCAGGTAACGCCGCGGCGCCACATAGTCGTAGGACAAGCCGCCGATGTGGCCGTAGTAGGTCCAGCCATCCTCGCGGTAGACGACCCCGATCTCCCCTTCCTCCACAAAGTCATATCCGGTGATTTCTGCACCAGTGCGGTTATCCCGGATGTGCCGGATGGAGATGATCGGATACTGGTTCAGCACCAGGCGCTGCGTCCCAGTGCCGAAATGCGGCTCATCGTAGGTCTGACGCCCCAGCTTCCGGCCCAGCTTGGTTTCCAGCCAGGCGGACGCGGCGTTGATAAGCTGTGTCAGCGCCGCATCCCGCTCAGAATCTTCTTCATCCGCCGGGATACAGAGGAAGCTTTTTAGCCTGTCCAGTGTAGTCAGGGCATTGGCCCGCAATATCATAGGCTCAGCCATGGCTATCACCCTTTCTGCTCAGGTTCGGGCTTTTCGGGCTTCGGGGGAGCTGTCTTCTTCTCGCTCCCGGGAGAAAGCTTTTTGTTCATCGCAGGGCCGGGCTGCTTGGGCGGCCTAAAAATCCTCGCCATGCTCAGCCCTCCTCATCGTCGGTATCAGCGGCGGCAGTTGCCTGCACGGGATACTTGACAGGGTAATCCGTAGCATCTCCCAGCGCCAACCCGCCAACCGTGCCGTTGGTCACGGTCAGCTTGATATACCGCTTGCAGCCAATCAGGTCAATATCCAGATTGGCCACCACATCCGCTGCATCCTCGTTTTTGAGGCTTGCCTGGCCGCTGGTGTCCACAGGGTTATCGACAAACACCCGGCTGTCGGGGACTGCCTCAAAGGTGCCGCTGTCGGTATCGCAGTGCTCGATCTTGACGGTCGCCGTCTGACTGGTCTTAACAGTGACAGCCAGAATGGCGCTCTCATAGCCCAGCCGGTCCACAACAGAGCCGCTGGTATAGGGCAGGACGGCCACAGTGTCAAACAGTGCCTTCTTCATTGCTGTATCCTCCTTAGATGACCTTCACGTTCTTGATGTAAGCGAAGCTCTCCACATGACGGACGCCGATGTCGTCGTACATCAGCGCCCGGGTGCCAGTGAGGTTTTCCTCAAACGCGTTATGCTGCACGCCGTCCTCATCCGTCCAGGAGCCGTCGAGGGTGGTGTAAGTCTCCAGGCCCATCTGGTCGCCGATCATCAGGTCGGCCCAGTTCCCGAAGAAGATGTCGGTGGTGCCGGCCTTCGGGTCGGTGGGGATCTGGTTGGTGGTGGCATAGGGGATGCCCAGGAACCGGCCGGCGTTCATCTCATCACGATAGATGTAGTCGCCGGTAGTGGTCTTCAGGTTCATCAGGTAGCCCTCGGTGAAGGAATTGAACGCCCAGCCGAGGTTCATGTCGTCCACGTTCTTGCTCAGGACGAGGGACTTGATGTAGACCGGGAAATCAGAGGTGATCTTGCCGGTGGAATCAGCGTACTGCGCATCCATCTTGGTGGCATCGATGACCTCAACGCCCGGGGTGTTGGCAATGCCGGTGGGCTGGAACTCGCCGCCCTTGCCGTACAGGCCGCCCCAGTCAAGGCCCAGCTGCATCCGCCGGGACAGGTCGGACGCGAAAATCTCGTCCGCGCTGTACTTGGTGCTCATGATAAGCTCCCGGGTCTGGGGTACGATGGCCTCCAGGCGCTTGGCGCTCAGACGCAGGTTGCCGAAGGTAGGCTGGGTGGTCTTGATCTTCCGAGCCTCACCGCCCCAGGTCGCACGGGTACCGGAGGTCATGCGGGGGATGTTGATGTTGCCGGTCTCCAGGGGGATGGTGCGAGCGCCCAGCTCCTTGATGACGGTCTTGTTGTAGAGCAGCCCGATGATCTCATCCAGGTAGACCTCGGGGATCAGGAAGCCGCCAGATGCAGGATTGGTCGCAGACAGTGCCTTGAATTCCCGGGCCATGTCACCATCCTCATACTTCTTGCTGGCATAGTAGGCCGCCCGCTCGGGGTCGTTCCGGCCGAAAACATCCAGGCACTTGATGGCGCGGACCAGCTGCACCATGGGCGGGATCTTTTTCTGCTGCCGGCCCTTCTGAGAGGCAGGGCCAGACAGGAAGATGCTGGCGTACTTACGCTGTGCAGGGGCAGACTGGGAAGCTGCCTTGGTCTGCCTGGCGGGTGCAGCGGACTTGCGGCGCTTGGCGCTCTCGTCCTCCGCCGGGTCGCCCTCCTTGGACTCGTCCCCCGTGCTTTCGTCCTCCTTGCACTCGCCGTTGGTATCATCATCGGCTTTGCTCTCATCTTCAGAGGCGCCGTCAGGCGGGGGATCGCCGGAGCCATCATCCGCCAACCCTTCCTTGACGGCGGCCTTAATCAGCTCCTTCAGCTCATCGGAGTCGCTGGGGCTGTCATCATCAGACGCAGCGCCCTCCTTGGCCTCCTTGACGGCGGACTTCACGATTTCCTTCAGCTCGTCGGTGCCCATGCTCATGGACTTGCCGGCGGAAGGGCCGGTTGCGTTGTTCTCAAGACGCATATGTACCTCCTCGGTTGTTTGTTTCTGTTGTTTGTAGTCGGTTACGGTTGCCTCCGGGTTCATGGCCCAAGTGACAATCGATATTTCCCAGAGCTTGACCTTGCGCAGGTGGCGGATGCCAGTTGCATCAAACTCAAACTCGATCGGGTCATAGCCAATGGAGAATTCTGTGAGGACGCCGTCGCGGATCAGGGTCTTCACATCCCGCCCAAGAGCGGTGTCGCTGATTCTGGCCTCAAAATAAAGCCCCTTGGTGTCTTCTTTCAGCACCAGGGGGCGGCCAACAGGGAGCCAGCAGTCGTTATGCAGAGCAAGGATTTTTACGCGCCCAACGCCTTCTGCGATGGTCTCGGCAAAAGCTCCAGGCTCTACCACATCCCCGCCGTCGTCCACGTTCCCGAAAACGGAAGCGTAGCCGGACACAATGCCCTGTTCTTCATCGTACTTTTCCAGCTCAAACTGGACGGTTTTATACTCCCGCCTGCCGGGGCCTGTCCCGCGGGTTGCGGATTTTTCAAATCTCAACCTCTCTCGCCTCCTATCGGTTGTAGGTCAGGTAGCACCTGCACTTGATTGTTTCTTCGGGTGGTCCTTCGGGATCGCATGGATAGCGCAGTCCATTGGAAAACCTGCCGTCGATGGGAACAGTCTCTCCTTCCATAGATACATGGTCGGGTCCACCATCGCGTCCGTCTCGCGGGTCCTTCTGCGGCCGGTGGTGCCAGGTCTTGGTCGTGGCGCCGCTGGTGCGCATCATATCGTAGTGCCCCATCTCAAGCGACGTGACCGTCTCCTGATCGGCAATCAGTCGCGCCCGGCTGCGAGACTGTATCTCATACTCCTGCAGAATCTCATCGGCCATCTTCTCCCGGCCAATGCCCGCCTCGATGCCGTTGGCCACGATACGGGCGATGTTGTCCTTTGTGGTCTGAGTAACGTTTTTGATGCGCTGGCCGCCGTGCATCTTTGCATGACTCAGCAGCTCGGGCCGCTGTACCCCCCGGATGTTATACAAACGCTCGGCCAGTTTTGTGCCGGCATCATACGACTGCGACCAAAGCGGCTTAAAAACGCTCTCAAGGTCTTTTTCCTCCACAGTCCAGTCAATGATGCCGCCCACAAACGACGCAATCAGGTCATGCTGGCCCTGCTCTCCAAGAGCTTCCCATGCGGATGTGTCAATGGCCCCCGACTCAACATAGGTCTTTTCTATGTATGGTTTCAGGATGTCCCAGACGCTCCAATCCGCCTTTTCAGTGCCGTGGAGGGACGCAGAGATGCGTTTCTCCTGCTGGCGGAAGTAACGCATGGTGGCCGCTTCGAATTTGCCCCGCTGCTCTTTCTCGGCTGCCTCCATGAGACGGATCAGGGTTTGCCGCCGGGTCTTTTCCTCCCGGTCGGCATGGCTAGTCCCCATAATGGAAATGGCCCCCAGCCCAGACCCAGCACTCCCCTCCCCGCCAACGGCCGGCTCGGCCAGAAGATCGGCGCTGATCTCCGCCGGGTCCTCAGTGTCGTGCAGGAAGATGTCGGACAGCGTGGTCTTATACACATCGCCGCCCGTCCTGCAGGGTTCCTGCCCAATCAGTGAACCGCTCCATATTGTGCGGACAGTACAAAAAAGAGGCCTGCAAGGGGTAGAACAAGCGAATCAAAGAC